CTCCCCAGCACGTATCAGACAGCAACACACCACACGCCACGTCGCTCGGGTAGACAACCTCAAGATTGAACCGCTGCTGGAACTTGACCACTCGCCCGTTCAATGGCACGCAGGAGCGCGTGCCAAGTTTTTTATTTACCGCCACGACCCCGACCACGACCGCGACCACGTGACCCTTTGATAGTTTGTCGCCATCGCTACTTCAGAATCCCAAATGACTCGATGGCCGAAGTCTGCACGTACCACTGGCCCGGAAGCCGCTGGCAATCCTTCCACCACTTGTTGTCGTCGAATGGGCCTGTCTCGTAGACGATACCTGCGTTCTCCAACAGAACGCAGGTATCATTCACGCCCACAAGATTCCCCGTGTAAATGTAGTTGAGGCAGAACAGGGTCACTCGCTCACCGAGCAGCGCCAGCAACCCCTCGCCCTCGACCTCTGCCACGTTCATAATCTTTTTCATTGTCTAACTGTTTCCTCTCGTTACTGCCTAGAACGGCTCGTCGTCGCCGTACTCGGAGCCACCCACCTGCACAACAGGAGCCTCGTACTGCGCGGCGTACTGCTTGGCACCGTTGAAGCCACGCTGCTTCGGCGCAGCAGTCGAGATGAACTTGACACCAAGCCGCCCACCCTCGGCCAGCCCACGCGCACCGGACTTGCGCACCGCATCCTGCACGGCCTTCTGCATCTGGCCCTTGATGTACAGCGTGCGGTTGCCGTCGTCGTCCTCGTCGTCACGCTCGTCAGTGTGGAGCGTCACGACCAACTGCATCATCGGGTCGCCGTTGTCCCACGTCCGGGGCGTGCCGGTCTTGATGTCGGTCTGCTGCTTGACTTCCATCGACAGGATGGTGCCCACCACCTTGTCGCCCTCGGCGTCAAACTTGGCGGACTTGGCACCGCCGCCCATCAGGAAAGCGTTCGGGTCTGCGTAGTTGGTCATTACTTTTCCTCCATGTAAACAGTCAATGCTTCGCTGCCGGTGCCCGGCATCTCGAACTGTGCAATCGCATCAGCCCACGATGCGCCCTGCTCCTTGCGGTAGCGGGCCAACATCACATGGTCGATGCGGATCATCCCGGCGTTCGCTGCCTTGATGAGCGCGTCGATGCCACCCTGCGTAGTGACGAGTGACACCACGTCGTATGTCGGTGTGCCCTTCCTCTCTGTAATCTTGGCTGCTGCACCCGTCTCTGGGTCACGCATCCAACGATCACCAGTGAGAGCCATGTGCTGCTTGATTTGCTCGACAGCAAACTTCTTCGCTGTCTCTAGTGGCTTCAACTCATCGTTGATGTGCGCCACGCTGGTGATGAGGTCGAGGATGCGGCGCTCGCTGGCCGCATCCTGATCACCGATGTAGTTGTCGAAGTCTGTAGTCACACCTCTCTCCCCTCTTGGTTGAGTATACCAACCTACTCCAGTGGAAGCAATTCAACGAGCGTGTCCTGCCCACGATGCGCAGCATCACGGTCGCTATCCTCAATGTCGTCAAGGTCAGCGACGACGATGGCAGTCCAGTTAGGATGGCGCACGCCCATCTGCAACCCCATCATGAAAGCGTTCGCCATGCGCAGCGAAACGTCATGGGTGGCATCGGTGCCATCTTGGAAACGCACAGCCATGTACTGATGCACTACAGCAGACGGGCCGAACTGCTGCACCATGATGCGCATGATGTTGGTGTATACCTCGGGCAGCCCCTCTTCCTCGTTGTCTTCATCAAGGAACTCGGCAGCCTCGGATTCAGCGAGCATGTTCTTGATAGTCTCGCTCAGGTCAAACTCGGGCATCGTTTTCTCCTTGTGTTTACACAACTACTTGGTGCGGACTACGAACAGGTCGCCGTCAATCTCGGCAAAACGCAGCGACCACATGCGCTTACCGTTGTGCGCAGTAGCACGCAGCATGATGCGCACGTCCTTGACCGGAGCGTAGCGCAGGTGGTCAGGCACGCGCCGAGGGATGTCAACCTCCAGCGTGTTCACAAACTCAGCCCACCCACGCTTGGCCGGTGCTGGCTTCGCGTGCTTCTCGAACGTCTCCATAGTCACAGTCTCTTCAGTCACGGTTAGTCCTCCTCCTTCTTGGGCAACACGCCCATGTTCACCAGTTGCTGCTCAACCCAAGCCTGCGCTCGGGATTCGCTCCAATCAGAACCAGATAGGATGCGTGGCATATACAGGTCGGCATCCGTCTTGACATCGCAGGGCGCACCGTACCCACCGCCGCCATCGCCAATGCGAACTGATTTTCGCACCGACCTCGGCTGCTGCTCCCAGATTGAGAACCCGAGGCGTCGCAGATACGCAGGGTGCGCAGTTGCAAACGCAATCGCATCCATCTGCACCGGGTCGCCCGGATTCTTGATAGTGGTGTAAACAGGAATCGTGTGCCCGCCGCCAGCGGTGTTGACAACCACGGTCAGGCGCACGCGCCGACCGGACAACTCCAACAGGTCAGCGAGAGCAGCGACGGCAGCGCCACGAATCATGTACGTCTTGGAACTAATCGAAGCAGACGCCGACACGTTGCACACAATGTCAATGATGGGCGACTCCATCTCTACGCGCTTGCGCATCACCATCGCATCTGGCAGCCCGGCATTGAACCGCCCGACGTTGACACCAGAGCCAGTGACAGAGCGTGTGTAAACGGGCTGGCCGAACGCCTCACGGTGAGCGTCCTCGACAACAGCCTTGAACTGGTAAGTCAGCGCCTCAATCGCTTCACGTCCTTCGGGCCAACCCTTGCGAGCGACTTCGATAGCGCCGTCAAAGCCAGTGTTGAAGTCCCACGTACTATTACCACCCGTTCCCTTGGAACTACGGTACTCCTCCCTGCAATCAGTCGCTCCGTTCTCAGCGGCGTCGATAAACTCGTACAGGTTAGCGAACTTGACAACGTGTTCCATGTTAGACAGCCCCCTTCTTCACAGCAGCCTGAACCTTCTTGGCATCAGCCACAGACATGCGCTCCCAGAACCGAGCGTCAGCGACCTCGCGCAGCGAGCCACCACCATTCACGATGAACTTGCAACCGTCGATGATTGCCCGAGTGCTAATCGGGATGCGAATGTCGAGCGACTCGGTAATGTTGCGCACTTCCAGCACCAGCGCGTACCAATCGTTGATGGTCTGGCGCTGCTTCTCGGTGGCAACAGCCGACCACGATGCGACGATGGACTGTTCGATGCCGGAGTCGTAGCCCCAGCGCAGGAAGTTGAAGCGGTCGAGCGTGGCACCGTCAATCTGCGAGCGCCCGATGTACACCGAGTCACGCCCCTGCCCGACAGTGTTGGCAGCGGCGATGCACCGGAAGTCAGGGTGCTTGTTTACACGCTCGTCACCAAAGAACGCGAACCCGTTGGCGAGCGCACTATTGATGGCGATGAGCGAATCGCCCGACGCCGAGTCAATCTCGTCGATGAGCAGCACGCCGCCGTTCTTGTACGTCTCATAGAACGCACCGGGTACGAACGTGCCAGCCGCATTGTTGTAACCGAGCAGGTCATACTCAGCGGTCGTTGGGCCGACAGACTTGGCGCGGAAGTGTGGCAGCCCGAGCGCATCGCACGCAGCCTCAGCAGCAGCGGTCTTGCCAGTACCAGCAGGGCCAACCAGCCAGACGTTACAGCCAGCCTGCAACATGCGCAGCAGCCGGGGGAACTGCGCGTGCTGCACGCCCATGTCCTTCGGTGGTTCGTTTACACGCGCCACCTCGACGCGAACCGGAGTGACAGCCCGAGCCTCAGCGCGTGCGACCTCGGCAACCTTGTCCCAGTCAGTGCCAGCAGCGCGCGCCTCGGTCTGCGCGATGCGAGTGACCTCGCTCCAGTCAAAGATGCCAGACAGGTGAGGCTTGATAGCCTCGATGATGACCTGCTCCAGCCCGCCAGCAGGTGCGGGAACAGCAGGTGTAAACACAACCTCAGCCTCAGTCACAGGTACCTCCTCCTTGCCGCGCGTCACGCGCGGGCACGCTTCGCCACCGGGATGGAACACTACGTTCGGGTACACCGAACACGCTTCGCACCGCCACGCCTTCGCCATTTGTCTAGTCCTCCTCCTCGCCGCTTGCGACACTGACCGGGCCACGGCAATCCTCGTCCGGGCAAGTCAGCGTGCGCCCTTCCGCCCACTTCGCCGTGGTGCGGAACACGAACCCGCACTCCGAGCACTCGCACTTGAGCATGCGCGTCGTCTGCTTCTTCTTCTTGGCAGCAAGCGCCAGCCCGTCCGCACTCGGGTAGTCACCGAGGGACTGCGCGAGCAATGCGTACTCAGTACGCAAAGCCGCACCGGGCACGCTCGCTTTCGGGTCATTGACATAACCCATGCAGAAGAACGCGCGCTGGAACATTTTGCCGTGCCCGCCCTTGCAGTCGAGCGCAGCGTGAATCAACTCGTGCCCGAGGATAGACAGGACATCGATAGCGTCGTGGATATCCACGCGCACGGTAATCTCGTTGATGCCGTCCGCACTAGCAGCGCGCGCCCACGTCTGCCCGCCAGTGCGCGTGCGCATCCCACCCGACGGCCAGCCCACGCCGATGCGCACTTCCGGCACGGACAAGTCAGTGCGACTGAACATTACCGTCCGCAACTCCGTGGCCGCAGCCTGTAGCCACTCCTCGCGCGTCTCGAACAACGTAGCCATATAGGTGCCTCTCCTATCTGCGCCCAATCCGGCGCGCGCCATGCTTGACGGGAGGCAATCGTCAAGCATGGCGCGCGACGTACTGCCGCGCCGCGTTTACACGCGCTCGACGGATAGTTCCTCGTCTCTCAACTCGCAACCGAGAGATGCGTATGCGTGATGCGCTCCGCCCATGAACCACGAGATATTCGATGCTGGTGTGTCAGGCAGGAACCGGCGCTCCACGCTCGTTGGCAATCCCCCGTCGCGCTCGATGATTGCTCTCCACACCAGCGCATGACCGGGTTTCACACTGTTCATCAGCCCAGCGTTGCGCACCAGCATGCGCACATCCTTAGCCGTGATCATCTCGCCCTCCTTAGAACGCGCCAGCGTACAGCCCGCAGAGCAGCACGCCCATGAACACGATGAACCCGAAGAAGAACACTTGTGCCAACTCGACAACCTTACGCATTACGCGCGCCCTCTCCTGTAGCCTTAGCGATGGCGGCGTCAATCTCATCGAAAATCTGCCATCCGTCCGATTCGCCCACAGCGTCCTCGATGCACTCGCGCGCACGAATCAGCGCCGCCAGTAGGTCGGGCGCTGCTGCGATGAGACGGGCGTTGGCCTCGTCCGTCGCCTCGTCATCCCCCCCAATGCCGGGGTACATCGCGCATACCCACGTATCATCAGAGCCGATTAGAACTTCTGTGCCAGCGGGCCGCAGGATTTCCCGCGAATGGCCGATGACGTGGTAGCCCCACGGCCCCGGTGTGTGCATTACGCTGCCTCATTTCCGCGCGCGCTCCCGCACGCCTTCAGGAACCGCGTCATATCGAAGTTGGGGTTAGCCTCGCGGAACATCTCCGCGAGCGCGTACTGGACTTCCTCGATTGCGCACTCGATACCTTGACGGTACGCGCGCTCACCCTCGCGGAAGTTGTCGGCGTAGTGATACGCGCGCTCGGCAGCATCGCGCAGCGCGTCGGCGCTTGCGACCATGTGCTGACGTGTAAACCTAGCCATACCCTAGCCTCCCTTACATGCGCGCCATCGTTGCTCCGGCGCGCGGGGCACTGGCGGGAGCCTATCGCCAGCACCCCGCGCGGCGTAGCAGCCGCGCTCGCCCTACTTGTAGGCGTTCACTCCAACCTTGATGTTGGTGCCCGGAATCAGGGCGTTACCGTGCGTGCTCGCAACGATGCGGGACTTCCCGCTCGACGACATACCCTCGTCGCCGTCCAGCGCGAACCGGATCACGACCTCGTTACCCTCGACAGTGATGTTCATAGCAGTACCTCCCACGCTATAGACTGTGACCACCACAGTCGCGCTAGGCGTGCGAGCGTTTACACTCACACGCCCCGCGCGCACCCTAGTGGACACACCGCTGGCACACGTACCACAGATTGCCAGCAGGACGACCGGGCCACTGAACCTCGCGCATCAACGCGCCCTCGACTTCACGCCGACAACTACCACAGAACATGGTCACTGATTGCCTCCCCTCGACCATGATGCAATAGTAGCACCATGGCTTACACTTGTCAAGTGAAGATTCTAGAACTTCTCGACCTGCGCGACCGCGACTGAACGATCCGCGAGCCCGTTCCACGATCGCGCAATCTTCCGCGCCCGCGCTGCGCGTGCGCGATCCTCGGCATTGTGGCGCTCGGCACGTACTGCCTCGCGCGCCTCGCGTGCCTTAGCCTCAGGCGTGATGATCCGCCCGCGCGTAGGCTTCACCGCCTCGCCGTTGACATAAAGAGTTCCCGGCGCGACTACGCGATCCCACACGATCCGTTTTGCGTGCGCGCGCGATGAACCCGCGCCCCGCTTAGCCTCGCGCTTCAGCATCGTCCCATGGTCGCGCGCAAGCGCTTCCCATGGGCGCAATGCGCCCTCTGTGAACATAATGCCTCCTCCGAACAGCCGTTCCGAACAGCCGTTCTAGACGGCGCGCCAGTGTAAACAATGACGCGCGCGGTAGAACGTCCGTTCTAGTCGGCTAGGTCGGCCTCGTACTCTGCGACATAACGCCACGTCGCAGCGATCTCTCGTGCCCGTGCCCGCATCGCGGGAGTGATGCGTCCCTTGCGGGTGGCGGCTTGGATCATCGCGTTCATCGTTTCCTCCGATTGCCTCCGGGGTTCGGGGTTCGTTCCCCTCACCTCATGTACGTAGTATGCCATGAGCCCATAAGCCCCACAAGTAGTTATTGTCAAGTTAGGGGCGTTTTAACATGATGTTTACAATGTAAAATATCCGGGGCTTGGTGACTGGTTATGGTTGACACTTGTTTCTTTGTGTGGTAGGCGGTGTGGTTACATAACGGGCGGCACACACTTCGCCGTTACGCGCAACTCTCACGCTAACGTGCGCGTTAGAGCATATGTTCTAAACTAGAACATGTGTTCTAAACTAGAACGGATGTTCTGAAACCGAACGCATGTTCTAAATCAGAACTAATGTTCTAAACCCTAACCTTGACGTGCGCGTGAGGGCGCGGCAAGTTTGTGTGTCAAAACGCGGTAGAACGCATGTTCTACTCAAACCCTGACGTAAGCGTTAGAACGTGCGTTCTAAATAACCTGTCGCTAGAACAAATGTTTAGAACATATGTTCGTTGTCCCAAAAATTTACACGACATATTTTGCGAACTTGCCCTTGTCACATGTCAACAAGTAACTGTGACGCAAGTGTGCTCGTCACAGTTCATCACACTTCCCGTCACAGTTCGTGGGCTAGTTACTAGACATAACGAAGTGTGCAAGTGTGATTCCCTATACTCGTGGAATCACAGCACAGTTCGTGAGAGGTTTTTCTTTGAAGTGATTGGAGGTGGCACACAACTTCGTTGTTGTGTGTGTGCCGCCTAGGAAGTGTGAAGACGAAGTGTGACGGAACAGTTCCCGTCACACTTCGTCGATAAGGCTCTGCCTCAGTGCCTTGATGTCTTCGATGCTTGTTCCCTCTGGAATCTGGAGGGTAACTTGCCGTGCATCGACTAGTGGTTCGCGGAACTCGGGGAACCTCTTGGCTAGAAGGTTGAGAGCGGCAACTGCTGCGCCAAGCGTCTTGGGGCCACCCTCTCGGGCTTCCCTGACAATCTCTACACATTCGTTGATAATGTACTCAACGCTGCCGACGTTCCGTTCAAACGCTTCCTTTGTAGCAGCGGCTAGACGCTCCTTGACCAGCGGAGCCTTCTCGATGCGCTGGGCAACGATGGTGATCTGGTGGGCGTCTTGTACCTGCCCGCCAGCAGCCCTGTACGCGGCGGAAGGCTTCATCCCTTCAAGCCGTGCCTGAACGTATCGCTCTTGGAGTGGAGTGAGTTTAAGTCGCTTCGACATGGTTTAAATCTAACACTTTCAGTGTAAACCTGCTACAGTTCTTCTATGGCGACACTCACGAAAGAGGCTTCGATTGCAGCCCTAGACCGGCTGCTCTGCGAAAAGTCGTTTGTCGAGTTCCTTTCCTATATCAAAGTTCGCTCAGACGATCCGTACAATCCCGGTGCTGTCCCTTGGAAGAACTGGGACTACCTCATTGAGCGGGCTGAGGCGTGGGCTGAGGGGAAGTCTGAAGTCATCCTCAAGGCACGGCAGTTGGGAATGACGTGGCTGTTCGCTGCCTACGCTGACTGGTGCGCTCGGAACGGGAAGGCTGTCGGTGCCTTCTCCGCTGGTCAGGTAGAGTCTCGTGCCATCCTTGACCGCGTTCGGTACATCGAGGAGATGCTGCCTAAGCACCTTCAGTCTGGCGCTACTATCCGGTCTGACGACGCTACGTACCCGTCCGGTGGTTCTATTAGGGTCTTCCCGTCCACGGAACACGCCGGTATCTCCTTTACCTTCCAAGTCGTAGCGTTCGACGAGGCGCACTTCCACCCGTACGGCGCGCAGAACTACGCTGCTGTCCGGCCTACGCTTTCTGCCGGTGGTCAGTTCCTTATGTTCTCGACCGCCGACCCGACGCTTGGCCCCAACGGATTCTTCCACGATATGTACTGGGCGTCGGAGCGCGGGGAGACGCCGTACACCTCTGTCTTCATTCCTTGGAACGCCCGCCCCGGACGCGACGAGGAATGGCTTGCTCGTGAGAAAGCAGCGTTTACAGGACTGCCGGAGGAGTTCGATGCTTATTACCCGTCTACTCCAGAGTCTGCATTCGTCGCTCGGTCTGGTCTGGTCTTTCCTCAATTCTCTACGCTCAAGCACGTCAAACCCGCTGCTACTCCTCTTAGTGATTGCCGACGAGTCGTGGCAGGGGTTGACTTCGGAGGTGGTGACCCTACTGCGGTCGTCATCCTTGGACTCGACGCCGAACAGCGAGTCCATCAGTACGCCGAGTTTTACAAGCGAGGAAGCGTCGGAGTAGACCAGATTGGCGAGTTCCTCTGCCAGTTCCCAGTCGATGCCGTCATGTGCGACCCGTCGCAGCAGACTTCTATCGCCACTCTTGTAGGGACGTACAACCTCCCAGCCCGCAAGGGAGATAACCGGCGTGGCAACGGTCTTGGCCTTCTTGCCTTCCTCTTGGATAACGAACGGCTAACTATCGAACCGTCGAACATCCATTCCATCCAAGAGTTCCCCGGCTACCGCTGGGCCAACCGTACCGACCCTAACGACAAGACACGTTATGCAACGGCTACCCCGGTCAACAACCACGCCGACGCCATGGACGCCCGCAGGTACGCCGTCGCTGAGATTCTGGCAATGCTCATGCCGCGTAAGCAGATGCCTCGCCGTACACTATCTGGAACCCCGTTGAGTAGGAGTGCTGTTTAAATGGACGAGAGGAAGCCGCAGACTGGTGATCGCCGGTTTGCCTGTCAGTGTGGTGGTCATTTCTTTGATGGCAACGTGGCAATGGCTCACACCCTTATGGGGCACGAAGCCGTCCTAGAGCGGTACAGCAACGGAGACTGGCGATACCACCCACAGCCTATCGCTGAATACCTCGTAGAAATGCTGGAACCCCGGCTGGGAGGTGAGGGCATGGAGGAATACGTCCTCCGCCTAGAGAAAATGGCGGCCAACGCTGAGCACGAAACCGTCCGGATGACGAGGAGCAATAACTAATGAGTTATAGATACCGCTGTGTAAACTGCGGCTACCCCATTATCCGAGACGAAGACGTTGCCCGTGGCATCAAGTTGAACTCGTACTCGGCTATCCACTGGAAGACATGCGTTTCCAAGAAGGACTGGCCCGCGTACATGTTGGTCAAGTCCAACTCCAAGGCTCCGGCTCAGGCCATCATCGAGACAATCTCAAAGATTGTTCAAGACACTGTACCTATTGACACCAAAGATGTTATGGTAACTGACAAGAGTTCCACCGAGGGAGTATCCGCCCTCGGTTCTAGCGTTCTCCCGAAAGTGGCGGGTACCGGAACGCCAAGTCTCTCGGTGGAACTCTAACTTTGTCGCAACGCCAAGGCGGAATAAATGGCTGAAGAATCTCCGTCCACAAGCGTAGTCTTGCAGCGCATTCAGCGTTTGTACGAGGCTACGTCAGACGTTCGTTTTATGATGCGTATTCGTCGCATCCTTGTCTCCCGCGACAACCAGCCCGCTGATTCTGCATACACCGGCACCAATATCCCAGCGCCGTTCAACACTACGAACCTTGGGTTGCGGACGATGATTGATGCTCCTGCTGCTGCGTCACAGCACTTTGCTTCCCGCATTTCTTCCAACCTTCCTGACATCGAAGTTGTTCCTATCTCTAAGCGGTCGAACATCTCTGTCACGATTGACAAGCAGGCTGGTGAGCAAGAGCGCGTTGACTCTGCTCTGTGGGAAACGATGGGTGGGCGTGAGCAGCAGTGGAAGTGCGGCTGGGGCATGTCCCTTGGCGGCGTTGCTTACTACCTCATCATGCCGCGCGACGCAGACTTTGGTATGCCAGACCGCATCTTCTATGATGACATGACAGACGACGAAATCGCCGACCTTCAAAAGCAAGGCAAGGCTACGCTTACGAAGGTTGCTAACAAGTACGGCAAGATGGTGTATGCGGAGCCCGGTGATGTCTGGGCTGCTCGTCGTCGTGAAGATTCTGAAAAGAAGGCACTTGCTGGACGTTCACTGTTTACACTCCGCGCTTTCCCTCGTGACATGTGCGATGTCGAAAAGGACTCCGACGGTGTGAAGTGGGGCTACATTGTCGAGGAAGTCCCCGGCGATTCTATTGGTGAAGGCTCTGAGATTGCTATGGCAGCGGCTAAGACCGCTGGCGTAGACGACGAAGACATCGAGAAGTACGGCATCTTTGTTGATAAGAATGGCCGCATCATTGGCGGAATTTCCCACGGTGGCCCTGCCCAGTCTGACTGGAAGCGCCCCGATGTCGTAACAATTGTTCGTTACTTTGACCGCATGGAGCAACGCATCTATGTTGCCCCGCGTGGCTCTGTTGAGTCTGCACTTGAAGTATTCCGTGGTGAGCACGGCTGCAAAATTGAGGGCATTCCTGCTTGTCCGCTGGTTGAAGTGCCGTTCTTCCGCACTGACATCGATGTTCCGCGTCAGGCGTACTCAACTCCGCTTGACAAGATTTTTGCCTACACGCCGCTCATCAACCAGTTGCAGACTTTGCTCTCTAATGCTGCTGCGTTCGACCTTATTCCTCGTTGGGTTGTTGAACTCAAGGACGGGTCGATTCTGCGCGGCGAAGACGGCGAGCCAAAGATTGTTGAGTCAGGTCAGGTTCCCGGCCTAAACCCCAACGAGGCTGCTGCTTACCCCGGTACGTTGCGCCAGTTGACAATTCAGGGCGTGCGTGAACATGGCGAACTGCTGCGTGTTTACCTTGCGCAGTTGGCTGAGGCTATGCCGTCTCCAATTACCACTGGTGCTTCTGGTTCTTCTGGTGCTGCATGGACGGCACAGACGCTCATCCAGCAGGCTCAGGAAACGCTGCGTCAGCCCGTCGATAACCACGCCCGAGCAGTGCAGACCATCCTCAAGATGTGCCACTCGTGGCTGCGTGAACTCGACATGCCAATTTACTTCACGTCGGCACCGGGCTTCCGCAAGAACAAGCGTTCTATCCGTGGCGTAATTGAGTTTGACCCCAAGAACTTCACCGACTCTATCTTTGTTACGCAGGAACTCGACACACCTGAAGAGCGGACTGTCCGCATTCAGGTCGGCATGACGCTCTGGCAACAGGGCGCTATCGACGATGACGTGTTCTATACCGAGTACATGCGTACCCCGGATGCACGGCAGGCAGTCATTGACCGCTACGTGCAGATGGTCATGGACTACGTTGTGTACGGCAAGGTTCCCGCTGGAGCCAACCCACAGATTTTCCAGCAGTCCCTTGTACTTCAGGTTGCTGACGGCGTTCGTGGTGCTATTCACTACGAACTGCTGAACACATCTCCTAACTACGCTTTGGCTGCTGCACGAAATCAGGCGCAGCAGAACCAGATGATGCAGCAGCAAGCCGCTCTCCCGCCCGCTACTCAGGGCGGCTCTACAAACATTGCAGAAGGCGGAGTTGAACCGGAAGGTTACCAGCCTAACCTTGCATATCAGGCAGGCATTCGCCGCCCCGGTATCGGTATGGCTGAAACGCTAGAAGGTCAGGTTGGCGGGAGAGTTGGCGGTGAAGGGCTTTCAGTTCCCGCTGGAGTACAGGCCTAATGCCTACCAGTAATAACATCGAACTCTGGAATGAAATCCGCGAACAAGCGTTTGAACGCTGCATGGAACTGTCGCGTGAACTTATTGAATCTTCTTTGTCGCCAGAGGGTATGGCATTTGGAGACAAACAGATGACTAAGGGACAGCGTATCCTTAGGTTCCAGATGGACGCAGCGTCCGGTGCGCTTGACGTTCTTAAGTACCAGAGTCCGCGTATTTACGAGGATTATGTAGACCAGTATCTTCGTGATGTACAAGACTCTGCTCTCGTCCAAAAACTGATGCAGCCTCCTGCGATTGGCGGAATCTAATGCCTTGGCAATACATTGATGGTCAGCAGGTTTGGATTCCAGAAGAAGGACAGGCCACTCCTCCCGGTGATTGGTTTGGGAATATTCTGTCCTCATTTAAGAGTAACAATGAGCAGCAGCCCGCTACTACTGAAACACCAGCGCCATTTAATCCAAGGCAGTTTTATTCAACTGGAACTAATGAAGATCGTATCAATTTTCTAAAGAACCTTGGTCTTTCTTACGGAGGTGGAGAGGCTGGCACTGCTGTATGGATTGCTCCGAGTGGCGAACGGATTCCTGAATCCGCCATTGTTCAAGGAATTATGGAAGGCACTTTTAAAGGGGTAGCCCCCGCTCGTGTTACTGGCGGCACTGGCGGCACTCCTGCTTATGTTTCTGCTGCTCAGGCTGAAAATTACCGAGCCTCGGCTGAACTTGCTCGTGCTCAGGCTGCAAACATTCCCGTTCAACAGCAACTTGAACGGGACAAGCAGATTGCTGCTGAGGCTGCACGCAAGTTTGGTCAGGGCGCTCAACTAATCGGTCTTCAGACTGGCAATCAAGACCTTGCAAATCGCGGCAGTCAGATTGTTTTTGACCAGAGCAATGCAGTTGCTCAGTCTCAAAATCGCATTATAGAACTTGGTATTACTCAAGATAATCTTCGTGCCAAGAGTCAGTATGACACTGACATGGCAAATGCTGCTGCTGCAAATTCTGCGCAGCAGTTTAATATTACTACTGGTCTTACTGTTGACCAGTTGAATGAGGCTGCTGCTCGTCAAAAGCAGCAAGACATGCAGGCTCTTGCCCGTGACATTGCCGAGGCTGCCAAGGCTCCCGGTGACTACGGCAAGTTGGCTGCTCTAACTCTTGCCAATGCTGGTTGGGGTGCTCCCAATACTGCCATTGGTAAGGGTGAAGACCTTCGCACTGCTCAGTCTATGGCACCTCTTGAGAGTCAGTTGCGTACGCGACAAGACGTTATGGCTCGACCAGATAGGCCGTACACTTTTACGTCATATACGCCAACTATGGTGCAGGCACCTGTCATTGCACCTATTGATGTAAGCAAGTTTGCTATGCCACAGCAAACCATGACGATGGCTGATGTTAATCGTCAGAAGCGTGAAGGTCTTGCTGCTATTGCTGGTCTTGGTTCAAGCAGTGGGGCAATGTCCCCCGGTGCTTACACGAGCAATCTTGCTTCGCAACTTCAGTCTGGCGCTTCTTCTGCTGATGTAAACGCACAACTTAATCAAGCAATTGCTAACCAAATTGCCTCTCTCCCCGGCCCTCAGGGTGGGAGTGGTGGCGTTCCTGCTGCGGCTGAAGGCGGGATTGTTCCTCGTTACGAAGACGGCGGTGTAAACAACAGCAGTGAGTTTAATCCTATTGCTGTTTACCAGATGCTTCGTTCTGGTGGTGCCAGCGAACAGCAGGCTGCTGACTTCATCAATACTATTTTGCGTAGTGATCAGGCTCTTGCAAGTAACACTGCTGCTAAGACTGCTTCTGATGCAGAGGCCGCTGCTCGTGTTGCGCAGCCAGTTTATCGGCCTGTTTCGCAGCGCATGACCGATGCAAGCAATGACACTGAGGCGCAGTTGCTTCGTCTTGGTATGTCCAACCCGTATCAGCGTACTAGCGGGTATGACGAAGGCGACGCTGCTCCTGCTGCTGCTGGATTTAACCCTGCAATGTACAGTCCTGCAAGCGGTGGGTACTACCCTGCTGAGGATGCAGCCCCTGCTGCTTTTGGATTGACTCCGCAGGTAACAGAAAACAGCGCATGGCAGGCGCGCAAGGAAAAATTTGACTCAGACTTTTCGTCACTGAAGTCTGGTCAAATTACTGGACAAGAATTTGAGAACCGAAATAAGGATCTTGACGACAACCAGTTTTTGCAGTTTACACGGCTGTATGGCATTCCTGCTGCCGGTTCCGCTGCTCTTGCATTTGGTGCTTCCCTCCCATCAATTGCTCGATGGGTTATGAAAGGTAATCAGTACAATTATCGTCCTGCGTTTGATTACAACGTGCTTCAGGGGACTGTACCTCAGGGCGCTACACCACAAGCACGCATAGATCCAAATGTGTTTCGCAGTGTTGGCCTTGGCGGAACAATTGAAGATGCACAGCGACTCGGCCTGTACGCCACAGGTGGAGTTGCTAATGGTGCCTACATCTCTGGTGAGCGTGGCCCGGAACTGAACATTCCAATTGGCGATAAGACTATCGTGCTCAACCAGAAGCAGATGAAGGCTGCTGGCATTGACCTTAAGAAGTTGATGGCTGGCTCTAAGAAGCCTGAAAAGTTTGCTAATGGCGGAATCTTTGATGCTGGCTGGGGCAACGTGCAAGACCAAGACCGCACGATGTCAATGCAGTTCCTGAACGATGCACTGGCCCGTGCTCGCGCCGGTACGCCGTTTCAGGAGGGGGCGCTCCCTGCTCCAGTCTACGCATCTAGCCCCGGTTTCAGCCCGCTTGTTACGCAGGTTCTTGGTTCCCTGACCTCTATGGCGCAGGGTGTTCCCACGGAATACTTCCAAGAACTTGCCGCTAAGTACCGTCCGTCTGGTGTCCGTGAGTCTGTTACGCAGAGGAGCGCGTAATGCCACTGAAGAAGGGTTCAAGCCAGAAGGTCATCTCGTCTAACATCAATACTGAGATGGCTCACGGCAAGCCACAGAAGCAGGCTATTGCTATTGCCATGCGTTCCTCTGGTAAGAGCAAGAAGGGAATGAAGTAGTGGACACGAACTGCAAGGACTGCGGCTGCGACCCGTGTTGCTGCGGCCCGAAGAAGGCTATCTACGCTGACTACTCTATGCCGGTGGTCAACGTGGTAAAGCCTAAGGGTTCTAAGTCTTCGAACACGGTGAAGTAACGTGGCTTCCCCCGCTTGGCAGCGCAAGGAGGGTAAGAACCCTGCTGGCGGCCTTAACGAGAAGGGACGTGCTTCTGCTCGTGCCGAAGGCCACAACTTGAAGCCGCCCGTAAAGTCGGGCGGCAACCCGCGCCGAGCCTCGTTCCTTGCCCGCATGGGCAATGCGCCGGGGCCGGAGCGCAAGCCAAACGGGGAGCCAACTCGGTTGCTTCTTTCCTTGCAGGCTTGGGGTGCTTCCTCCAAGGCTGATGCCAAGGCAAAGGCAAAGGCAATCTCGGCTCGCAATAAAGGAAAGAAGTAAATGACTCTCGTTCTCCCTAACGTCGGTGAGACGTTCCTCCTGAACCTGATGACCAACAATGCCAGCACGCAGAACCTGACGCTGCGTCTGTACTCGAACAACTACACTCCTGTCGAGGCTTCGACGTACGCTTCGTTTACCGAGGCTACGTTCACTGGGTACTCGGCGGCGGCGCTGACTGCTGGTTCGTGGACGATTACCGCTGCCGACCCGTCCACCGCTGCGTACCCGCAGGTGACGTTTACATCGACGGCTGGTTCCCAGAACCAGAATATCTACGGTTACTACGTCACTCGCGCCACTGGCCCAGAGGTCGTATTTGCCGAACTGTTCACGGACGGCCCGTACAACATCGCTAACAACGGTGACGCTATCAAGATTACCCTGAACTTCACGATGGCATAGCCGCAGTAGCGGAGTAAATAAGTGGCCCAGACCCTCTTTGGTTCTGCCTATTTCGGCACGGACTACTTTGGGTCTGGGCCTACTACTTTCACGTACTCTGGCTCGGGTGGTGCAACTGCTGGTGGTGCTGCGACTACCAGTGTCCTTCACATCAAGTCGTACACTGGCTCCGGCGGCGGTACTGCTGGTGGTGCCGCTACTACTTCAGTCCTCCACATCAAGGCCTATACAGGTTCAGGTGGTGCAACTGCTGGCGGCGCTGCCACAACATCTGTCCTGCACGTCAAGGCATACGTTGGTTCTGGTGGTGCTGTTGCAGGTGGTGCAGCCACAACCCTTCTTTCTCGTACGTACACGTACGTCGGTTCAGGCGGTGCCACTGCCGGTGGCGCTGCAACAACCGAATACCTGCGAGTCTTTAGTTATGTAGGCTCAGGCGGCGCTACTGCTGGCGGTGC